AACTGGGGCGGCAGGGATCGAACCTGCGACCTAGATGTTAACAGCATCCCGCTACTACCGCTGAGCTACACCCCAATATTTGTTTTTATGTGTAAGGGAAAGGAGAGCTCTTGGACGGAACCGCAGGATCACTTTCCCAGTGGAGAATAGCAGAATCGAACTGCTAATAAGTGCTTGCAAAGCACCCGTTATACCGTTTAACTAATTCCCCAAATTGGAGGCGGGGGGTGGAGTTGAACCACCTACCTGAAGCTTATGAGACTTCTGTGCAACCGTTACACTTCCCCACGATGATGGATTGAGTGTGATACATCTCATAAGGATGTAACAGGGACTCAACCTCCAACAATTTATATAGTAACAAACTTTTGCAAGTTTGTCAAGCGTCCTTTGAGAGATTCGAACTCCCGACACATAGGTTCGTAGCCTACTGCTCTATTCCACTGAGCTAAAAGGACAGGCGAAGGGTGAGGGATTTGAACCCCCATCGCAAGGTTTTGGAGACCTGCATCTTACCATTAGACCAACCCAACAAGGTGTCCGTGAGAGGATTCGAACCTCCAACAAATAGATCCTTAGTCTATTGCCTCTTCCATTGGGCTACACGGACTGGTTGAGAAACTAGGACTCGAACCTAGATAAACTCCTTCAAAGGGAGGTGTCCTGCCATTAGACGATTTCTCAATAGGAGTTCAGGGTGGGATTTGAACCCACGGTGAAAGAAGTTTTGCAGACTTCTGCATTCGACCACTCTGCCACCTGAACGGGGTGACGTATGGGAATCGAACCCATCTACCCAGATTCACAATCTGGTTCCTTATCCGCTAGGATAACGTCACATAGCAGTAGGTGGATTTGAACCACCGTCCATAGGAATATGAGTCCCGTACTCTACCAGACTGAGCTATACTGCTGAGGCGGAAGATGTTGGATTCGAACCAACGGAGGTTTTACCCTCACGGTTTAGCAAACCGCTGCATTAACCACTCTGCCAATCTTCCATAAAGAAGGATAGTCAGTCCTCCTACCTTTATTCTCCTTGTCGAAATACTTGTCTCTACGGATTGACTAGATCCTAAAACTTTCTTCCTCAGATGGATTAAGGTTCACCAGAGTGGAACCGACAAGATTTGAACTTGTGACCGCTCGGTTATCAGCCGAGTGCTCTACCACTGAGCTACGGTTCCAAAACTGGGTGAAAGGTCATTTGCTCTTTGCCCTTTCCATTCCACATTCAGAAGATTGCGTTTGCAACCACTTTCTTCCTATACCCAGTAAGTTTGAGAGTAAAACTCTCAATGGGAACAATCGGATTTGAACCGATAACACCTTGATCTTCAATCAAGTGCTCTACCAATTGGAGCTATGTTCCCAAGTCCAGAAGGTTGGATTTGAACCAACGTCCTCACCGCCCCAAACGGTGCCGTCTACCGCTGACTTACTCCTGGATGGTAGTCTCGAAGGGATTTGAACCCTCGTTTTTGCTGTGAAAGAGCAACGTCCTAACCATTAGACGACGAGACCAGATGGGAGGGGTATCCCACACGAAGTTACTTACGGATTACGCTTCGTAGCCTTATGAATCCTGCCATCATCCGATGGTGGTTAGAAATCCCTCCCCAATTCCAGTTCTTGCTACGTCATTCCTTACCTAACTGGCAACATTCAGGATGACGTGCTACAACCGCCAAGGAGGGACACTCCATCGGCAGCGTAGCAACGACCCTAACGGGATTCGAACCCGTGATACCACCGTGACAGGGTAGCGTGATAGACCACTTCACTATAGGGTCAAGGTGGGAGAGGAGGGAATTGAACCCCCGATGGTTCCGATGTAACGGTTTTACAGACCGCAGCCACACATATTGCCAACAGTAGCCACTCTCCCAAATGGGTCTGGTCGGACTCGAACCGACGACTTACAGGTTAAAAGCCCGCTACTCTACCAACTGAGTTACAGACCCACATAATATAGGATAAATATTCAGTTGTCTAGGTTCTCGGTGAGGGGTGATCCCTCAACCACTTGATTAGAATACCACCGTTTGGTCTCTGGGGGGAGATTGGTGGACGCTTAGGAAACTGTCACAGGCAACAAAAAAGGGGAGGAAACTTTTGGTTTCTCTCCCCTGTCTTTTTGCTTTTATGGATTACATCTTACATATGTCTATCCATATCCGCAAACAGGGGAGCACCCTCAATATGCCAATAGCGGCAATCGAGATTACTAAACTGTTTTGTGGGCATCGGGAAAGACATTGTTTTCGACCTAAGTATGTTTATTTATAAGACTTTTATTTTAAAAAGTCAACGGGTTAGGTAGGATTCGAACCTACGACTCACGCTTTAGAAGAGCGTTACTCTATTCCACTGAGTTACTAACCCCTGTGAACCCTCATATTATAAGGTATGAGGAGAACCTTGTCAACCCTCAACCAAGATAAACATTGAAAGAGATAGAAATTCTATCTTCCATACTTTCATTTGCTTCCACATAATGCCACAAATATCCTGGCATCAAATATAAACGTCCTTGCTTTGGTTCAAGATTAAGTTCTAACAAGTCAGAACGTCCATCATACAAATTACAATATTGTGACCCATCATTTCTTAAAATCACAAAGTTACCAGAGTCTTCTGGAACAGAAACATAATAAATGCCAATCAGATCTGCACGACCGTGAGAATGCATTACATTATAGTTATAAGACTTATTAACATTTACCCAAAAGGAAAGTTCTCCAACATCAGATCGTAAGTTCTTTGAGATAAGAGTATCTTGTGCGAATACTTTTGCAGCGCCAATCAAAGTAGTTAATTGATTAAATTGCTCGTACTCAAATGACTTCTCAGTAGTAAAACTGGGAGAATGATATCCATTACGATTTGAATTATCAGTATTTTCAAAAAAATCTTTAACCTGATAACATTCTTGGTTTAATATCTCTAAATCAATATTTGGTGAACAAGAACTAATAAAACTTGGAAAAATATCAGCATTAAAAGTTTGATTATAAAGATTCATTTGAGACACAATCTTCCACCCATACTGCACAAATTCTCATTTCACCGCCTAGTAGTTTTTGCGCTTCACTACCGTCTGGTTCTTTTTCAATATACTTTGGTTTATATTTTTGATTTGCTTCTCCGATTATTCTATCATATTCGGGAGAAACTTGCTTAATCGCCCTATCAACGTCTCTTTCTACTCTACGATTTACTTTATCAGGATCTTGAATAAGAATCTCATTGAGAATAGTTTGTGGAAAATACTTTCTTTGAACCTCATCCAATAAGTCCCAAAGTTTATTTTCCGATACTCCTGTGCATTGTGAGAGTGATGCAATGAGAGTGGATAATACAATACTCAGTATTATAAGTTGCTTTTTATCGGGTTTCTTTTTACCAAAGTTAAAATTAATCATAGGGGAGTTAAACACTCCCCCGTATTTATTCTATTGTATCAAACTTCTACCGTGATCAGTCGGTTGGCATAGTCATGTGCATAAGATGTACGGGCACCATGATGCCCCCAACCAATCCAACTATACGCATAGTCCATGTAACGATTGATAGACTTACCAGGAGTTTTCATTCGGTCTTCAATACGTTGCCATTGAACCTCAGTCGTTAGATAACGAAGTTGCGTTGGAAGTGATGATGGAGAACCACCATACTTCTTAGCAAAATCACCCAATCCATAATAACGATCGGCAGATGTCCATTGGATCAGACCATAACCACGTCCGCAGTGATGGTACTGAGTCCTACTACCACCTTCACAAATATTAGGAACGAATGTTGATTCTTGTCTAATATTGCCCATAATGGTAGCAAGGGCGTTTCTGTCTTTAATACCACGATCCTGGAAAAATGCCAGGGTAGCATTCTCATGTTCATTACACCCTTTACAAATTAGCCTTTTCTCTTTTGGCTTTTCGGGAGCAACCTCTTTGGTCGCTGTCTTTAATGTAGGCTCCTCTTGAATAATAGCAAATGGTGGAGGACCACTTACAGGTGGAGGAGGAAACACGCCAGGCAGTGTTGCCGTATTGGTTGTAACCGATGCCAGAAGGGGCAGGGCTACAGTAAAGATGTTTTGCATTAAAATTAATTGAACTCTACATCCGTATAGAAGGGGGGTACACCACCTCTCTCGAAGGGCACCTTCCACGGCTCTAATGTCACATCACAGACTCATGATGTAATCCCTGTTAGGGGATTTTCCATATTAAGTTTTTATTTAGGATTTGTCAAGTATTCCACTTCTAAAAATGGTTACGCTAAATACTTGTAGTGTTTATTACTCAAGAAAAATGAAGAAAGTTCTTTTAGTCCTTTCTACATTATTCTTAGTTAATCCTGCTGGTGCTGCTGAAATTACATCAAAAATTACTGATTCCGTTCAACTTGGTGTTCAGGGTGCAGCGATTCAAACTGAAAGAGTAGGGGCTTCCTATTCCGTTTCAGGTACAAATATTGACGTTACTACTCTTGGTGGAGTTGGTGGCGCAGGTTCATATGGCATTGATACAAACGGTCAAGCATTTACTTTCTCAGAAACTCAACGTGCTGCTGATACAGCAGTCACCACTCAGTCGGTCTCTGGTGGAGCTATTGCTTCTCCCAACCTTTATGGGAATTCTACTACTCAGTTAGCAGGAGATAAAGGTTCTCTTGCAGGTTCTCTAAGTGGAACTGGCGTTCCTAGCGTAACTGCTGGTGGTCCTGGTACAACTGCAACAGCACAACGTACAATTGAACTGAGCGTATTCAAATGAGACTTATAACTCCCGCGTTGCTTTTAGCAGCGGGAGTCATTTGTACTCCTGCATATGCTGAAAGTGTTGTACCTAATTTTACCAGAGGAACAATCACAGCAGAAACTAAAACTCGCACAGAAATCGTTGAAACGATTAAACAAATAGAATATACCACTGGGACATCTTATACAGTCACAGGCACGAATATCAATATTCCTGGTACTCCTGCTCCTGGTGCTAATTATAGCGTTATGACTCAAGGTGCTCCGTTCCAGTTCAGTGAAACCACACTTGGGCCTGGGGTGGCTAAGGAAACATGGATAGAAAGAACCACTACACAAGATTCAACAACAAACTCAGTATCGGTCTTTACACAATAGCAACCGTATTATTATTAACGCTTGCAGGTTCGAGTAGAAGTAAAGCACAACAAGCTCCATCTAATACAAATATAGCAGGACCTTCTGCGTCTGCTACTGGTAATGTCACAAACCAGGCAGTTCAGGTATTACAAGGTCCTTATGCCATGAATACTTTTGGTAGTGGAGTTAGTTGTCAAGGACCAACAATGAGTCTCTCTCCTTTTGTTTTAGGAAGTCTAAATGGTGGAGGAGACCCAACACAATACCAATCTCATAGTGGAAATGCTGGTTTCTCAATGGGTTTTAACTTTCCTCTTGATGGAAGTCTTACTGAGATCTGTAAAGCAAGAGCAAAGGTAGAGATATCTAGACAACAAGCAGAAGCAGATAAGGCAAGACTTGATTTTGAACTTGTAAGATTATTAAAGTGCGGTGAAGCGATTAAAAATGGAATTAGTTTCCATCCAGAAAGTCCCTATTTTAAAATTTGTGCTGATGTTGTTGTGAAGTATCCACGAGTACAGGATGTCGTCAATGGAAATACAACCAATCAAATCAGTAAAAATTGATTCTCCACGAATCATACCTACAATAGAACCTCCTGTTACCCAAACTACACAACAACCACTTATTCGTGGATTGGAAGTACCAGTTATTAATATTACAAATCCAGCAATAAATTATCCTGTTATTAATGTCCCAACACAAGAAGAATTTGATGCTGCTGTAAAAGCAGAAAAACAAAAACAGGAACCAGAGCAACAAGAAAAGAGTAGAGGTCTTCCAGATCCTACTCCCCCTCCCGAACTTCCTCAAGTTGCTCAAACCCCTCCCACTCAAACACCCATTGCTGAAATACCAGCAGATAAACCAACAACACCATCTTTTAGTGTTTATGGAGTCAATGTTAATCTACCTGACCCTTCTCTTGTTGCTACGGCTGGTGCTGTCGCAGTAGTTACTACCGCTGCTACTATGGCATCGACGGCTGTTTTAAATGTAGTTAAAAATGCTGCGGAACCAATAATAAGAGAAGCGACAAAGAATAAGTTTAAAATTAAAATCAAACAAGTCAAACCTGTTTTACATTATGTTATGTCTGAAGGGGGTCATGTTGATATATTTGAATACTCATCAGAAGGAACTCGTTTGGTGGCACAGACAGATAACGTAGAACAGTATCTTCGTGACCAAGTAGATACTAATTCTCTCTATGAAATTGAGAACAAAGTTATCATCGACGATGTGATGAAAGATAAATTCACAAAAGAGGGGCAAGAGAGATTTAAAGGTCTCTATGCCCCACCAAAAAAGATTGCTAAAAAATTATCAGCAAGATTATCCTTTTAATTTATTTTTTAACTTAAAAGCAGCGTCACCAAGAAAAGAACCAACAGCAAGAGTAAGAACCTTAGCATAAGCATCACGACTCGTACTTTCAAGTTCCACTTGCCCCTCTGTACGAATAGCAACAGATTCAACAGCAGAAATCATACAAGCACTCCAAATAATAAGAAATAATCTAACAATATTAAAGTAAATCACTTCTTACGCTTTGCGTCTAGTTCAGCAAAGTTCTTGACCTTTGTACCACCATCATAATTCCAAGCATAACCTTCGGCAATCATCTGGTTATTCAGTGATGTTGATTCATCATTGATAAACAGATGACCGATAATTCTTCCATACTTCTCAGTAGAGTCAGGAAGTTCGGTCTTGATCAGAATGTTTTTAGCACCTTCGCAACGATGCTTTAACCATTCCTTTGATTCAAGTCCATATTTCTTTTCATTCGTGTCTGCTGTGCGTGATTCAGGAGTATCAACCCCAGCAAGGCGAATCCGTTTAGTAAGAGATATATCGAACCCCAAATCAATATCAGCGTCAATAGTGTCCCCATCGACTACTTTATGGATTTCTCGAATACGATATATGTATGGATCTTGGTTTGACATCAGAAAGGAAACTTAATACTCCCAGTATTTAGTTTTGGAATTGGTAATTTCTCAAAAGCCTTATTGACCTGTTTCTCTACAACAGCACCAACAAATTCTTCGGGATTATTAAGAATCTTCTGTGCTTTCTGATAAGTGATATAAGCACCCACGCCAATAGCAGCACTAATGCTTAGACTTGTGATCGATAGAATTAGACTCAGATGTTTCATCTTTCATCTCCTCAGATGCTAACTTTAATATGTAGTAAATGATGTATGCGGTAAAAGTAAGTCCACAAGACAAGATTATCACAACACCATAAGGAAACTGATCCATTATCTCCCCTCTTCTTTATGTATCCAAACTTTCAAATCTTTTACATATTTTCTTAATATTTCTGCTTGTGATAAATGCCAATCATCTCCTGTTTTGACATATGCCTTGACGTGCTCATCAACAGCGTCAAGGCATTTTTTAATTACAGGATTCCAAGGTTGCCGAATTGGAGTATTCCATTCACGTGGCATAAAACCTCATTATTTTTTCTTACCACCGTTCTTTGCTTTCTTAGCAGTAGCATTACCCTGATTCTGTTTGGAGTTCTTTTGACCTCCAGCAGAACCTTTCTTACCTTTGTTTGGTGACTTAGACATTATGCTCCTGGAGTACGTGGTTGAACTTGACCCTCTTCAAGAGCTTCAACTCTTTCTTCAAGAGATGGAGCTGCTGCTTCGGTAGCAGGTGGTTCTGGTGGAGTTTCTACAAACTCTTCCCTTTTAGGTTCTGCTTTTTTTTCATCTTCTTCATCTCCACCTTTCTTCATAGTATTAATTCCAAAGGTTGCGGCAGAGGCAGTAAAAACAGTCGCAATAAAAGTGGGGTCCATCTTGGATAGAGCCCCAGCATAACTAGCAGTTAGAAGAGCAGCAGACCATCCAAGGATGGCAATACGAATCACTTGCCCCAAAGCATTCTCCTTTTTCTTGTCCATCAGTGTCCGTGTGATGAAGTCTGTCTTATTTAGGTTTTTAGAACCTAAACTTAACCTTTCCTGCGATAGAATTTGTAGTAACTCCACCATCAGATCCGTGAGAACCTTCAACGAACAAGAACTCTTTATAATCTAAGGATGCAGAAACTTCATAAGAACTATCAGTTGCATAAGAACCTTCAACACTTACACCAAATAAATCTTTTTTCTTACCACCGAAACGGGTTTCTAACTTAATACCTGCTTCACCAACGTGAGTTGTCTTATTATATGCATCAACTGTTCTTGCAGACTCAATAGAACCAGTTTCAGTATATCCATTCCTTCTTACATTCAGAACTGTATACCCAACAAATGGTTTTACTGATTTATTGAGATGCCAATATAAACGATTAGAAACCCACCACTCGTTTCCAGTTGTTTCGCCACCATTATTAAATACACCTTCTACGGTTCTATCATACTTATAATTGCTGTTTGCAATCGCAGCATTGGTATTCAGGGTTAAAGTATTACCTCTCAACTCACTGAATATTCCATAATGATTTTTATTTTGCTGGGTCTTTGAATCAACTCCGTTGAGGGTTATATTGATTTGATTATACTGGAATCCAACTGTCCAACCTTTGGTTACATCAAACTCAAATCCACCACCAAAGATTTTAGAATCAGCAGAATATCCATCAGCATTATACGATTGAGTAAAACGATTATTCTCAAATACTCTCAATCTTTCATTTCTCTTAGTTGGTTCGTGATTAAGAAGTCCATTAATACTATCATTAATGTTATCAAGAACATCAAACTGATCTATACGTCCAGAAAGAACATCATGAGTATTATTCGTATCAACAGAAAGAAGCAGTGAATAAATTACAGTATTATCACTATAAGTATCTTGCTGCAATAAAGGAGTTTCAGTTGTAGTTGCAAAATCTCTTCTAATCTTCTGAACTCCATCTTTCTCAGATGATGTATGTGTTATCTCAGTTTTAGAAACAACAGGAAGTCCAGGTGCAGGAACAGTCACTGAGTTTATTAATGTTGGTGGAGTTGGAGTTGGTTCAGGTGTAGGTTCAGGAGTTGGTTCAGGAGTTGGTTCAGGAGTTGGTTCAGGAGTTGGTTCAGGAGTTGGTTCAGGTGTAGGTTGAGGAGTTGGTTCAGGAGTTGGTTCAGGTGTAGGTTGAGGAGTTGGTTCAGGTGTAGGTTGAGGAGTTGGTTCAGGTGTGGGCTCTGGTTCTGGAGTGGGTTCTGGTTCTGGAGTGGGTTCTGGTTCTGGTGTAGGTTCAGGAGTTGGAGTTGGTGCTACTTCATCAACAGATGGTGCATCTGGATTGTTTGGAGCAACAGGTGTAAATGCTTGACCATTCTGTGTTGTAGTTCCAGGCTGACTATCAACTAAGAGAACTGGTGATAATGCAGTGTCTCCAAGATTGAATACTGCAAATCCTAAGAGATAATCACCATCAGATCCTACTTGATATGTTGAATACTGCCATCCAGTAGAACCATAAGTTCCTGTGGAATAATCACCAGTTCCAGGATTAGTAAATCCAAGTAATGCATAGTTTTGAAGTTGATTATTAACTGTTACTGTTGGAGATGAACCTGTTCCTTGATAGACAAGTGATGTAATAGAACCATCATTGAAAGGAACATAATCAGTTCCAATGTAGTTCCAAGACATTGTATAAACTTTACCTGTCTCTAAAACAACGGACTTTGTAATCCAAGCAGCATCAGTTGGATTTGGATTTCCTAATCCAGATGCTTGTTGTTGTTGGATGAGAAGATCTTTGATTGCTTGGTTTTCTGCCGCAGTTAATCCAAGTGCTTCTGTTGCTTGGTTAAATGTTGCTTGACCATTTGGTTGCAATGCAGCACCAGCATCTCCATAAGGAGCAAACTCCCAAGTTGTTGGTGTTACTGCGGGTGCATGATATGGATTAGGAGATCCATCTTGTAGAGTTGGACTTCCTACTGCTCCGTGAGAAGGTGCATTGAAGATTACTGGATTATCTACAACACTAACACCCGTTCCCTGCCCAGTGATTGTACTGTCTAGTGTTCCTGTTTGAGTTCCAGTATTCCATCCTGTGGTATTTCCAGACTCAAAATCTGTACCAGAAATAGTATCTGCAAATGCAGTTGGTGCTCCCATTAAAAGAGCAGACGCTAAAACAAGCGCCTTCTTAGCGTAAGACATAAAAAGTCCTCTATGACTCAGTGTGTACTAAACGAAACAAACTAAAGTTGTTTAAAAGTAAAGTATTCACCAAG